GGTGTTCCACATCCAGCGGAAACCTTCAGGCGTAGACACTGCTGCGAATTGGCGGACATTGCCAGCACGCAAGCGGCCAAGGATTTTGGGGAATGCTTTTGCCGTAATGCCTGGGGAAACCACGTCTACTTCATCAGCGAGCACATGGGAAAAATTGGACCCGATAATGCGCTGCCAATTTTCAAAACTGCGGCAAAGCAGCTTTGTGTCTTGCTCTAGGTGCAGCACATACTCGGGCAACGGTGAAGCCCTGAAGGTGTAAGGGATGCCGTATTCCTCCAGGAAGTTGTCAAAGTCCGTGGTCCAAATGTCGCGGATCAGCGGGCCTGTGGGCTCCATGACGCAGCCCGTGAATCCTTGGTTGGCCGCGGCCATGAATACAGCCTTGGCACAGAGCGCGCGTGTTTTGCCGGCGCCGTAACCAGCGGAGACGCCAATGATTTCTGTGCTCTGATCATCGACGAAAGCCCGTTGGCCTGGATGTAGATCGTCGCGGATTCTTTGCAGCAGTTCGGCGGTGCTTTGTTGATCGGCAGGCTCAGCAAACGCGAGCAAACGGCCTTCCTCGCAGATCCCAGAAAGCAGGGACATCAGGACATGTCAAAGCGCAAAAGCTTGGCCTGAGTCTCTAGCGCCTTGATGGCGGTGAGCAGTTGGCGGTCGTCTGATCCGGCGCGCTTTTCATATTCAACAAGCCGAGCAATCGCCGCGGCCAGCCATTGGGGGCGCTCAATCTCTGAGTCTTGTTGAATTAACTGGCGGGCTCGCTGAATGTAAATATCGGCAGTTCTCTCGCTCACATCCCACTGTTCGGACGCGTATTGCAAAATCTGAAACCGGCTGTAGGACTTCACCAAGAGCCCATAAACAGCCTTTACGCGCTGCTCAATCTCGGCGTTAGTTGACTTGTGCCCCATGGGCTGAGGTTAGCGCGAGCCGCTAGCTCTGATGAAGCGAGTTTAGGGCCACTGCTGTGATGTGAGTGGCCTGATCGCGTGAGAGGAAACCGCCGAAAGCGTGTTGAACGGCTGCGGCTGCGCGGTTGAACTTTTGCGGCGTGAGCTTGCCATCACTGGCGAGGCAAGAGCGCAAGATGTCAGATCGTGTGCAGTTTTGCTGCTCCGCTAGTTCATCGAGTGCGGCGATCTGGTGATCTTCGAGAGTGAGGGAAACGCGGGGCATGGTCAGGAGTAATCGGTGCCGTCAATGAGCTTTTTGCCGTCGTTGCGGGTCATCACAAAGCCAGTCTTTGCAGCCTGGCGCACGAAATCGTTGTGCTGCCGTTTTTTGCCGCGCAAGTAGGAGTCAACTGATTGGCCGGGCTTTGGGCCACGGCTCGGCAGCTTTGTGACCGTAAACGTGTCGGCTGGTTTCCAGGTTTGTCTTTTAGGCATTTTCTAAAACGTGGCTGATTTCTTTTTTTAAGACGCGCAGCTTTGTTAGGGCTGTTTCAGGGATTCTTACGCGTTCGTCAATGCTGTTGTCTTGGACAGCGGCCATGACTGCGCCAGTTTCGTCGCAGAGCTGCAGCAGGCGATCCACCACGGGACGCTGCCGAACTGTGATCAGGTTCATCTAGTCAAACGGCGGGCAGGAGATTTTTTGCGTCCATCAGTTGGGCGCGCACATTTTCAATGTATGCCGGGAGGGCGGGTTTTTCGCCGGCTGCAGCATTTTTTCTAATCGCCTCCATATCGCGGCAAGAGATCTCCCAGGACATGCGACGGGCGCGGTGAATTTCGCGCGTGTGCTCTTTGCTGATCAAGATGCCCAGCTGTTGGTTGTAGCCGTTGGTTTCAACGGATTTAACAGCGTCTGATGTGCGGTAGCCGCTGCGGGTGACGTTGGTTTGGTAGTCCTGCGATTCGTAAGCCGCGGTGCAGTGGCAGACGATGGCAAGGTCTAGGCCGCCGCATCGCTTGCCGGTGTTGAGGTCGATGTCGTAGTCCGGGACATAGTTCCAAACGAGGCCGTCAGAGTTGCTGACGATGCCTGTGTCGTAACAGGCAAAGCACTGGACGCGGGGGGCCAGAAAATCGTTGGATCTGCTTGAGGCAGAGCGCTTGTGTAAAGCCATTGAGCGGTGGCGATTTAGAACGGGTCTGCGCCCGTGGGCAGAGGATGCCGCGCATTTACCGGGCAGGCTGCAGGGCTTGTGGCAGTTTCCAGGTGGGCCTCAAAGCGGCCATCCCGTAGCCAGCGGAAGCAATCAGGGAACGCGGCAGCAAAGCCGCCCTTAAGCTCCGTTGCGGCCTGTTCCTTTACGGCAAGGCGAAGGGCACGCTCAAGGGCCTGCTGGGTGGCCTTGGGGAGCTTCTGCCACTCTGCCCAGGCTTTGGGCTTGGACTGACCAGAGGCACGTTTTGGAATTTTTTGATAGCTGATCCAAAAGCCGAGGAACTCGGCGCTGTAATCCCTGGTTTTCCTGCGCTTGGCTTTGGATCCAACAGTTATTTCTTTGTTCAATGTATTTATTTCATTTGTATCTATATAGGCGGCAAATCCTGCCGGGGGGGCCGGCATATCCTGCCGGGGGGGGAGGCAGCTGCTGCCGGGGGGGCGGCAAATGGTGCCGGGGGGTAGGTCGCCCAAATCGGGCTGGTTTGCCAGGTGGGCAATGTTGACGCGATAGAGGCTGGAGCTTTGGCTGCCCTGTTCGTCGATGCGATAGGACCGCTGCAAGAAACCCAGGGAAATCAGCTGGCCGATCACTGAGCGCGCGGTGCGCACACTGACGCAAGCGCCGTCCGCGATCGTCTGCAGGCTGGGCCAGCTTTCAAGGTTGGCGCCGGCGTAGCTTTGGATCACCCAAAGGACCGCCAGCTGGTTCGGTTGGAGTTTGCCCCGTAGGGCGTTGGGCAGTGCCGTAAACGGCATGCCTTGCGGAATAAATCCCATGGCTTAAATTTTGGCTGCTCCGGTTTGAGAGATAAGCCGGGACACGTCCGGCGGGCCTTGAGCAAGCCCGCCACCCATTCCCGAAAAATGCGCTACGCGATCCTTGTGGAAGGCATAGAACCCGCCCCACAAGGGAGCAAGGTTCTGGGCAAATATGGGAACCTGCGGGAAAGTTGCAAGCGGGTGAAACCCTGGCGCGAAGCGGTGAGGAAAGAAGCGCAAGCCTCGTGCTCATCGATGATCCAGGGGCCCGTGCGCCTTGCCGTTGAGTTCCGGTTTCGCCGACCGCTGGCGGATTACACCGCAGGTGGCGAGTTAAAGCAAGACGCGCCGCGGTATTACATCAAGCGCAAGAATGATCTTGACAAAATTCTTCGCTCGCTTTGCGATGCCCTTTCGGGTGTGGCCTACAAGGATGATTGCCAAGTGGTGGACATCCACGCCATCCGCAGATATTGCCGACCGCTTGAGCGGCCTGGGGCTTTTGTGATTGTTGAGAGCGTGCTGGCCTACGGCGGCTAGGGTCCGAAGATCCGCCAGGCTGGAATGACTGAGACGATGCAAACGCTGGAAGACGGCGCCATCAGGGTCTGCGTTGAAGATTTTGGTGTAGGGCCGATCTGCTGCATCGTTTCATCCATGCACCTCGTTTACGACAAGTTGCCGCACCTGCGGCGCAAGGTTGAACAGCGGGCAAAGGCTGCGTTTTTGGAGGCCAGCTATTAGGCCGCCTGGGGTGGTGGCACATTGTGAGCAAGTAGCGCGCAGAAATCGCGCATAATTAGTTCAACAGCAACCGCCCCCCCATGAACCTCTCCACCTTCTTCGCTGAGAAAGATTTCGAGATTCAGACCTACGAGGTCACCAGCCCCACCACCGGCGATAGCCACATCATTACCACCGACGTGGTTATCGAGCGCATCCTGAGCACCAACGGCCAAGAGCGCCAGCAAATCACCGGCATCCTACAACAGCTCGACTTCCGCAACGGAGACTTCCACCACTTCTTCCGCCACCTCGCAACCGCTCTGGCGGCCGCCTACTGATGGGCGAGCAACTAGAGATCAGCATGGCCCCAAAGGACAAGCTTCAGCTGTCCTGGGAGAAAGCAAAGAGCGAAGACCCGCAGCTGCTCCCTGATCTGGCCAAGCTGGCCAAAGACCTCCGGGGACAGGGGCACAAGCGCTGGAGCATTGACGCCCTCTTTCACGTCTTGCGCTGGCAGCGGGCCACCAGGGGCCGCGACCACCTAGGGCTCAAGCTGAACAACAACCACACGGCGCTAGCAGCGCGCGAGCTGATGGAGACCTACCCCCAGCTTGATGGGTTCTTTGAGATCCGTGTGCGTAAGCCAAGAGGAAACTGGGGCCAGCTGCATTAAGTGGCACAAGCCGAGCGGGCAGCGCGCAAAGGTTGCGCATATACTAAGCACATCGGGCCGAGAGATCGCCCGCCACTCACCACAGACCTCAAATCATGACTGCTTTTGAAATCGCTTTCGTCATCAAGCAAAACGAGAAGATGATCGAGACCTTCTCCAAGCGCAACACTCCCGAAGCTGCTGAGATGGTCAAAGAACTCCAGGCCGCCAACAAAAACCTGAGCCTGGCTGGCCTCTACGCCTGATCACCTTGGCCCCTCCGGGGGCCCTCCCTAAATTTAGGGGCCCTGCTCTTGGCCCTTGAACCTGCCCGCCTGGCTCCCTTCCACCCCAAACCCTGAGCACCCGCTTTTCGAGGCTCGCCCGGTGTTCTCCGACAAGGTAGAGCCGCCATCCAGTACGCGACGCTACGCCCCCAAGATCTCCGAGGAAACCGCCGCAGAGATCCGCAGGCTGTTCGCAATCAAGGGCATGACAAAGCTGGCGATCTCGCAAAAGCTGAAGATCTCCCGCTCAACCGTCATCCGTTACCTGGGCACTAACTGACCAATGCAAATCACAGCAGAGCACGCAATCGCCCGCCTAGTCCGTCACGGTTGGCAGTACCTGGGCACCAAGGACACGGGCAACCGTTACCCCAAGTTCAAGATGCTCCGCCCAGGGGCATCAGAGCCTGAATGGCTCAGGGGAACAGCCCTTAAGGCAATCGTTCTCCACACTCTCTGACCATCTGCCGGGGAGCCTGATGCTTTGACACTCCGGGCGGTGTGTCACAGCTGAAAGCCATAAAAGACCTTTAGGGGAAAGCAGGGCGCGACTGTGGCGCGATCCATCCCCCGGCAATACACACAACACAACCCCCCCTCAATCAAATGCAAGCAACTGCAAGCAAGGTTCTCACCATCAGCGCGCCTGATTTCCGGCGCATCGATCTGACACTGCAGGGCACAGCCCCGCTAGTGATCAACAAATTTTCAGCCAAGGCTCAGGCCGTCATGAAAGCAACCCAGGAAGCTGGGGGCGCTGCCAAATCGAAGAAAACACGCGAAGCCAAAGATTTCGAGGCACTGTTCAACGGTGCCCGCCACATTGGCCAAACCTTCGACGATGACGGCAACCTGATCGAAGAATGGGACGGCATCCACGCGGCTAGCTTCCGAAATGCCGCAATCAGCGCTTGCCGTGCTGCTGGCTTTGTGATGACTAAGGCAAAGCTGGCCATCTTTGTTGAGGCTGACGGCTGGGATCGTGACGACAAAACGCCGCTAGTGAAGCTCACAAAGGGTGAGCCCGAAATGGTGATCAGCCCTTGCCGCAATGCAACCGGCGTGATTGACCTACGGCCGCGGCCCACCTATTTCCCTTGGGAAGCCACGCTGCGTATCCGCTACGACGCCGGGATGCTTCAGGAGGAAGACATCGTGAACCTGATCGCGCGTGTCGGCCTCCAGGTCGGCATTGGAGAGGGTCGCCCCGACTCCAAACAAAGCGCCGGCATCGGCAACGGTCTATTCATCATCAAGTAATCCAACCATGAGCAAGCAATTCAGCTGGAGAGAAAACGCGCGAGTAAAAGGCGGTCTGCAAGCGCAGGCCGTTGGTGAGGAACTCGACCGCATTAAACAATCCTCGGGGCAACTTACGCCCCAGAGGGTTGTCAATGAGTCCCAGCCAGAGGGTGCGGTTTTGCACCCCTGCTTTACCTGGGACGATGCGGAAGCAGCGAACGAACACCGCAAACATCAAGCCAACAACTTGATCTGGTCGGTGAAGGTCACTTACGAGGATGCCGGCAACAGTGAGCCGGCTTTCGTTCACGTCAAAACGCAGGAGACTGAAAGCCAGTACGAGGCAGGGCGGGCAGTTGCTCAGAACTTCTCAATGGCTGAGTCTGCCTGGCGTGCGGCACGGGCGAGAGTTGAGGGCGCATCCAAAGCGCTCCAGGAGCTGGAGGAACTGCTGATTAACCACGGCAGCGAAGCATCTTTAACCAAGGTGCGGGTGGTCCAAAACGCTCAAGAGCACATCAAGCGCGCAAGCGACCTGCTTTGATTTTTTAGGCACGGCAAGGCAGGCACGGCGAGGCTGGGCAAGGCAAGGTGCGGCTCGGCGAGGAAAAGCAGGCCAGGCATCGCACGGCTTGGAAAGGCGCGGACAGGCTGGGCATGGAACAGCAGGCAGGGTCTGGCATGGCAAGGTCGGCAGGGAGGCGCAAGGATCAGCAGGCAAGGTCAGGCAAGGCATGGCGAGGCTCGGCAGGGAACAGCAGGCGTGGTACGTCGGGGATCGGCACGGCGTGGCCGGGACGGTTATGGCAGGCAAGGCAGCGCTTGGCTCGGCACGGATCGGTAAGGATCGGCAAGGATTAGCAGGCAAGGCAAGGACTGGCAAGGACCGGCGAGGAAAAGCAGGCGAGGCGACGCGAGGCTGGGCGAGGCGAGGCGCGGACTGGAAAAGCAGGGAAAGGCAGGCGTGGTAAGTCCCGGCCAGGGGTGGCGAGGCGCGGTAGGGACTGTTAAGGCAGGCATGGCGTGGCATGGCATGGCAAGGCGCGGCGAGGATTGGACTGGACTGGATAGGCAGGCGAGGTGTCGCGAGGTGTGGGCGGAATGATGAGGCGAGGATGAGCAGGCACGGCAAGGCGAGGGCGGGCTAGGCGGCAACGGGCACGGAACAGCAGGCGAGGCACGGCTTGGCCTGGTCGGGCGTGGCTAGGCATGGAGCAGCGGGCACCGCGTGGCTTGGTTGGGCGTGTTCTTTCAAAATGAGAGAAACACTCCCGGCCAATGATTTACCCGCTACCTAAAACATGGCGCGAGGTTTTAGATCATCCGGGCATCGCGCAAATTGAAGACGAGCGGCTCAGCTCCCGCCATCGAAACCTTGATCTATACGTTTGGATATTTCTTCACAAGAGCTGGACGAATCCTGTGACAAAAGGAAAGGGAGGCAAATTCCTCGTTCGCACCATCTGGGAGCTGCGAGAATACTGGCCGGACATTCAGAAAGCATGACCGGCAAGCCTTCCCCGATCTTTCGATGCCCTGGGTTATCCATTGAGCGCCAAAGGAACAAAGACGGCCCAAGCCCTACCTGGATCATTTGGCAACCGCACAGCGCGCGCATAGTGATGGGGGATAACTTCACCCAAATTTTGAAGATCGTGCGTTGGCCTGTTAAAACGCCAACGGGTGAAGCCTTGCGCGACTGGCTGGTGTCTTGGGGCTATGAACGGCCCGGAAAGGCACCCGCAGAACCACAGGAAAAAACCAAAACCATTATCTGAAATGGAAAAACTCCTGGACGAAATCGAACAACACCGCGGCCGCTATAACGCGCTGTTTGATGCAGCAATGGCGGCTTACAAAAGCGGCGACAAGATGCGAGGCCGGCCTCTGTTACAGGAGGCGGTGCAGGCCGGGGAATGGATGAACGCGCTGCTGGGGATGCTGGCCTTTGAGCACCTGCAGCCGGAAGAAATCGAAGAGCTGACGGGCTGATGGAAGCTGAGCCCCGGCTGGTTGAGTTCGTGCTGGGTGCTGGTGAGATCAGGGTGCTACTGGAGGCCGTGACAGAGAAGCAGCAGCGGTGGGCCGGCGGTGACCCAGGGGAGCAGGAGCAGCTGACCCACATGCGCCAAGTGTTATTTGCCGCGTTACTAGATGTGACTTTCTAGCGCGCACACACCGCGCACCTGTGGTAGTATTTCTCCAGCCACAAGCGGGATGCACGGCCCCGATTCTCCGACGCAGACAAGATGCGCTCCTGCCTGGCCCCTGAGCAGCGATCACGGGGCACCCATTTGCTAGCCGCCCATGCGCACCGCTCTGGTCACCCTGCTGGCACTGCTGGGGCTGATGACGGCCATAGAGGCGGCGCACCTCAAATACCACTCAGAAAACGATGACTTGCGCCATGGCATGGGCGCTGGCCTTGATTCTCCTGCCTCTGATTGTTCTGTGGAACTTGACTGAGAGCAAGGGCGCCAAGGTCCGCCGCGCCCGACACTCTGGCATGACTTGGAGGGCCATCGGGGCCCGATATGGGGTCAGCCCTACCACTGCTAGGAGGTGGGCCACAGCCTGACGCTGTGCCGCCTGCCGCTCCGGCACCTGTTGAGCATACAGCAGGCAAACCCCGCGCATAATTAGGGGACAGCGAACCCCCTCATGACTCGCGCTCAATCACAAACAGCCACCAGGCAATCCCTGCTGCTGTTCTTCTGCTCAATGCTCGCCTTTGGCGGCGCCTGCTTCCTGGCTGTGAACTCCAGCCTGCAGCAGATGACCCACAACGACTGCCAGGCCGGCATCCAGGCCGCTTGCAACCAGCTCGCCAAATAGGCGGGCAGCGCGGTCGCCCCCTCAGCACCCAACGCCACCCCACAGATTTTATGGAAACAATGCTGTCCCAATCGGAAGTCCTCCACACGTTCAAGGCCGCACAGGTCCATGGCGGCTCCTTCATGCGTGCCCTAGCCACTGCAGGACTCAAGGCTGACCCCGACAACGTGGGCAAGATCCTGCGCACCTGGCCCGAGCTAAAAGCCACCTATGGCCCCGGCTCGCCCTTCTACGCCAAGACGGGGGTGTGATGGATTCTGTTTTCTCCATCCTTTACGGCCTCGAAGATGACGCCTACCGCAAGCGCCCAGGCATAAGCCAGAGCGAGCTCAAGGTGGCCATGGACTGCCCCCAGCGCCTTGAGGCCATGCGGCGCGGCATCCGCCAACCAGAAACGCCCGCAATGTTCGAGGGCAAGCTGCTGCACTCCAGCGGCCTAGAGCCGGACACGTTTGAGCAGACCTATGCCGTCTGCGGCCCACGCAACACCAAGGCCGGCAAAGAGCAGGCCAGGGAGATTGAAGCAGCCGGGCAGATTGCCATCACTCAAGCCCAATGGAACAAGGCCATGGGGTTCCGCCTGGCCCTAGCTCAGAACCCGCTGGCAGCTTCTTTCCTGTCATCTGGTGAGCCTGAGGTTTCGATTTTCTCGGAAGACGAGGAAACAGGGCTAGCGATCAAGGGCCGCCTTGATTGGATCCAGCCAAACGGCACGATTGTGGACCTAAAGACGGTGGGCGCTGGCAAGGCAAGCCCGAAAGAGTTTGCTAAGCAAGTTGCCTCCTTTAAGTACCACATGCAAAGCGCGCACTATCTGGAGCTCGCCCAGGCGGATCGGTTTGTGTTCATCGTCGTGGAACGTGAGCCCCCGTTTCTGATCTCCGTCGTGGAACTTGATCAGGCCGCACTAATCGAAGGCGAAAACATCCGGCGCCGTGCTCTCCGCATCGTTGCGGATTGCGAGCTTAGCGGCGACTGGCCGGGATATACCCCGGAACTGCAAACCCTCTCACTGCCCTCCTGGGCTTTTGAATACTGATGTTTAACGACGAGCAAAAGCAGCTCCTAGCTGCCCCCCTGCAAAGGGCCAATGTCAAAAGCCGCAAAGGTGGCGGCGGTCGTTCCCTCTCCTACATCGAGGGCTGGCACGCAATCGTCGAGGCTAACCGGATCTTTGGCTTTGACGGCTGGAGCAGTGAAACCACAGCGCTAGACAAACTTCTGGATTACATAGACGACAAAAACCGTCACACCATCACGTTCTCAGCCACTGTGACCATCAGGGTCGGTGACATTGTGCGCCAAGGGTATGGGGCTGGTCATGGCCGCGACTTTGACCACGGCACCGCGATGGAGTCGGCGCTGAAGGAAGCCGAGACAGACGCGCGAAAGCGTGCGCTGATGACCTTTGGCAATCAGTTCGGCCTGGCCCTTTACGACAAAGACCAAACCAACGTCGAAGGCTCTGCCCCTATGTCAGCGCCCAACGCAAAGCGCAAACACCCCAACTCTGCAGCACTAAACGCTGTTGTTGAAAAATACGAAACCGGGGTAATGGCTAAAGCGATGAAGTATGCCAAAGAGGTGCCAGTGGAGGAAATCCCTACGGCTGAAGCCTATGTGCGCGCTCACAAAGAACTCAACACGCTGCAGCGAGCTGAGCTGATCAAGATCCTCAACCAAAGGAAACCGGCAGCCGTATGACTGAACCCACCCCATTGAGTGCAGCGCTAACCGATCGCCAACTGGCCAAGCGCTGGAGCAAAGACCTGTCTACCCTGCGGCGCTGGCGCGCCCAAGGCGTTGGCCCTAAATGGGTCAAAGTTGACGCCAAAGACCTGCCGCGAGGCCCCGGACGGCAGGGCAGCATCCGTTACCCGTTAGCGGATCTGTTGGCCTACGAACTCACTCACGGGATTACACCCCTCAACTGATTTATGTCTGATTTTTCACCCGCACTATCCACCCCTGGTTCTTGGTCCGTTGGAGATAGCCAATACGGGGAGGGCAAGTATATGCAGCTCAAAATCCCTGTGTCTGCTGTCCATGAGCTCTGCACTCATCTGATGGCGATGGCGGACGATGCTGCCAGCCACAAATCGATCAACGTCTGGAACTATCAAACCAGCAGCGCGCAGGATGTTCCCGGCATCGTGCTGAGCTGCAAAGGCAAAGAGGGCCAATATGGCGCTTTTGGGCAGATCAACCCGGCAAAGCACGGCACCGCAACGCGGCCCGCTGCTGCTGCCACTGATATGCCTTTCTGATGCCTAGCCCCGAGCTTGAGGCGTTCTGGCGCTTAGACGAGCTGGGCCTGATCTTGACGGGGGAGTATTTCTCTCCCTTCAAGGCTGGCCGGGGTTACTACTCGGAGCTTCTGGAGGCTTATCTGGCAAAACGAAATCGCTTAGGGCTTTCGACTCAAGCTCAGCGATCCGATTCACCGCGTTTACCAGCATCTTCCGATGGCGCCAGTTCGCCCGATAAAGAGACGCACAAACGTCCCTAACTTTCTCGATGTCGTTCTCTTGCCAGATGCCTCTGGTTATTCGCTCCATGCTCAGCTCTTCCTCCAGGGTTAGCTCAGCGTGGAGCCATTCATCTTGGCTCATTGTTTGGCCTCCAAAGATTTGAGCAAATCGCGCTCTGTCTTGTAAGGCTGCCGAGCGCGCCAAAGGTCACCGATTGCCGGGGCTAACCATTCATGGGGAGGCCAGCAGTTACTCCAATTTACCGGCCGCGCACAGTTCAAAACAGTGACAGACCAAAACTGCGAGATATAAACCCAAAACAACCAAAACTTAGCCATCGTTTATCACGATCATCCAGCCACTTGCTGGGCCTTCGATTAGCCAGCGCTTCTCAAAATCTCCACGGTCAACGCGCACAAAGGAACCGCTGAGCTTTTTCTCATGCGTGCCTCGATGCATATCAGGCAAGCCGTTGGGGTCGTGAATCGTCAGGCTGTCCAGCGTGTAACCGACAACAACAACCCAATGACCAGGACCCCAAGGCTGCTGCCCTTTGGAGAAATCGCCTTTCGCCAGGATGCCGACAGCAACCGGCCGGCCCTGATCCAACAAGTCGAACAGCATCGACGGGCTGCCGTGCGAGAAGAACACGGCGCGCAGGCCGAAATCCCGCAGCGTGTCTACCTGAGCGTTTACCGAGGTCGTGTCCCCAAAGCGCTCACGGTTGCGGTTGTATTGATCATCAGAACCAACGACGCCATAGAAGGCCGCCAACATCGCCGCAGCGCTTGAAAAGCACTCCCGAACGCCTTGGCCTGATTCGTTGTCGTGCTGGCTGAAATACGGAACCGGCAGCCGTTG